GTTACTTCAGCTTCAAAAGAAAGTTATTCAAATCAGACATTAACATCTAGAAATCTAACAGACATAATGGCTGGACGGAGCGTTAACCAGAAATCCAGCAGCGTTAGCAGACGCATCGTCAAAGTTTGTTAGGTCATCTCTTCACTCTATATTAGCAACAGGCATTCAGTCTGGTGATGCATTCCAAGTAGCTAATCCAGATTATCAGGGACCTGGAGATCTAGAGGTATTAAAAGGTGACCAGGCATATCTAAAGGTAGTCTCTCAATCTTTAGTCGGAACTGGTTTTGCGCCAACGTCAGTTCTAAATCCTTTATTAGAATCAACAAATGGAAAATGGCCAGGAAACGATAAGTCTAAAGTTGGAGATTCTACTGGAGCACTATTCACTCATAATAGCACCGCCTATAGAATAGATGGTGACGCTCCAGGTTTGGGAGAAAGAGCTATAGCTGCAGATGAAGAATTAAGCGAGGAAGAAAAACAAATATACATAGAAAGAGGAACACTTCTTAAACAATCTATCAATGAACCAGCTTTAACACTTGGGTTTGAGTTTGACATACCAAATGTTCTATCTTCTTATTCTTTTGTGCAAACAAATTCATACTACACAGATGAATCTAATCCAACTGAGGAGTCTGTTGAATCATCACTGATAAGCGCTCCTAAGAAAAAAGCATACATTAGTGCTTCTCTAATTGAATGCTTATTGATGATGACAGATGTGAATAAAGGTGTTAAAATAAATGGCACATTTGCTCTTAATAGAGCGGTGTTGTCAGAAAGCGATAAGACGAGTAGGCATTCAAATCCAGAAAGTGGAATTGATAAGAATAATAAAAACTCTATATCTGATCATGTTTTTGGAAGAGCATTTGATATTAGATCAGTTGGTGACTATGGAGTAATAAGAGGCAAAGAGAGATACGCAATTGCCTTAGATATAGTTTTGCAAAAGTTAAATACAATGCCACAACCCCTGATGCCAGATCTTATAGTTATCCATCCAGACGTTGCAAAGGATAAGGGAATTGGAGAAGGCTATGAAAAAGTTGATACTGCAATCAAAACACAGTATCCAAATCTAAAATATGTTAACTTTGAATTTGGTCCAGAGCATACGGAAAATATTCATATTAGCTTTAGCCCACAAAGAGGTGGTAAATACATTGGTTCTGGTGGCTGGAAAACCTCCGATGCTTCAGCTCAAAAGTTTGATGAAAATGGAAACCCAGTAGACGATTCAGGAAGTGGGGCATCAGCAAAAGAAAAAGCCTATAAAAATTATAAAAATGGTGGTCCAGCAATAACACTATATGAATTATTTATAATGCTCTCTCAAGAAGGTCCATTTTCTGACGAGGCAGCAGCAATTTTTTGCGCTGTAGCAGGAAGAGAGAGTGGAGCCAGTCCAGCAGGTTATAACGGCAAATGTTTCGATAACAAGACAAGTTGGGGTGGTGACGTTTCAATTGGAATGTTTCAGTATAATTTGATTTCCTTAATCAAGAGGTCGACCAACGCATCAAACGACGTGCCAATTTACTATGATGGTTCTGCTGCAACAAAGCAATTAGTTAAAGCTCACAGGTTAATGTACTCTGCTACTGAAGCTTCTTCCTGGGATCCCAACGCTGTAGCAAAAAAATTAGTAGAAATTTATAACACTAATAGCAATAAAGAAGAATCAAAGTCTACTACCGATGACAGGTTGTGGTTCCCAATTAATCAAGTTTGGATGCTGATGGATAAGTGGGGCAGAAAAGATTTTAAAAACGTAAATAAGATAGATGCATCTAATGGTTTTTTCCATTGGGGAGATTATGATAACTCAGATAAAACACCAAGATCTGATTGTGGATTTATATTCGGAACAAAATTTCAAAATGCTGTTAACGTATATTTAACAACAGGAAAACCTATAGAAACACTAGAAGATTGGGTTAGAGTAAATTTTAAAAAGAATAATAAAAGAACAATAAACTATATAGAACAGTGGATGGATGGAACTGTTTTCTATGATCACGCTAAAGATGGTTCATTGATAAACGAAGGCGCTAGTGGAATAATTACATATGAGGTAGATGTAGTTAGTTCGCAAAGTGCCGGAGGAGATGGATCTCCTGCATCTTTTACTAAGAACCAAATTGAAGAAGCTGCAGACTGGATTAGCACTAATAAGATTCCTCAATGGCTTTCTAAATATCGTTCAGATCTTGACGGCAACTTTGGTTGCGATAGATTTGCCAGAGTTCTTTCAGCTGCTTTGGGATTATTTGGCCCAGCACAAACTGCACTATTTGCAGATGAGTGGACAGCTGCAGGTAACGAAGGCTCATATACAGTCTCTACGCCTAGTCTTAGTCAATTCCTAACAGCGGGAGAACACTTGTCTAATCTAAAATCGAGTGCTTCATTCTATGGACCAGAGACTGAAAACGGAAAGAACCCACCAGCTGGTTATTTGGTATTTTGGCAGGGTGGGACTGATGACTATGGCCACGTAGGAGTTTCAATAGGAAATGGTCAGTACGTTGACCAGCATGATGAAAGTGAAGGGTCTGATAGACCAAGACCAAGAAATATAAATTCAACAACTTTCCCAGGAAGCAAGTACACCTACGCTGGAGCATCGTCTATATGGAGCGCATAAGGAGATAAGTAATGAAACAGTATCCAAAATTTGATGAAAAATTAAATTCACACATTAGCAATAATCAGCTTCAGCAATCTAAGACAAGATCTGGAACTATTATGTCATACAATAAGATGACTAATACAGCTGTAATTATCTTAGATGATAGGATGACAAATCAAGTTGGTAATATAATAAGAGGAGTTCCATGTCCATCCACCCTCGGTGTGCAAAGTGTTGCGCCAACAGCCGGCACAAGATGTATAGTTGGCTTTGCTGACGCCAATGAAAGGTTTCCACATATAGTATCATATATGGACGATACAAATAGCGTAGGAAGATATATGCCCAACTACAGTGTAGACACTGGTGTGCCAAAGTTTATGGTTTAAAATGTCAGAAAAAATTCACGCACAAAAGTCTTTTGAATCAGTAGCTGGCAAGACCGCTTCTGAGATAGATGAATTAAGCAGAAGGAAAAACTTTTCCCAAAGAGAAGTAGGGTTAACTCATCCAGATAATCCATCTTTTATAAGACTAACAGATTCTGGTGATATAGAAATATTTTCAGCGCCTGGAGTAGGTATAGTTATAAATGGATCAACAAAAACCATTTCTCTTTTTGCGGATAATATTAAGTTTTTTACAAAAGAAGATGGTTTAAAATGGAACTCTATGGAATTCAATCATTCGGCAACTGTGTTTTCGGAGCCAGCATTTGTCAGCGCAAATGATAAATCTTATAATCCAGCTTTTTTAAATATGGATCATTACATAAAGAATCTAGATTTAATAGACCAAGAAGATTCACAACAGGCAGTTACTATTAACGGCACGTACGCTTATAGAGAAACAACTAACACTGATGTTGTCTCGGTGGATGTATTGGAAAATTCTTCATTAGATAATGATTTTACAAAAGAAGATATTATTAAATTAGATTCTTTTTGGGATAGGAACTCTTCTGCGCTGTTTAATGCAGAGAGTATGTCAAAGGCTAATTTGATAAATAGCATAAGAAATCTAATGTCTAATGGGCGCTCGATAAACCAGGCGTTAGATATTGTTAAAGAAAGCATAGGAGATAATAATGTCTGATTTTTACATCAGCCTTAGTGGTGATTTAGTAGTAAATGGATCTGGAGATTTGGGCTTAGTTCAATCTATGTCAGAAAAAGATATACAGCATGTATATATGAGGTTGATGACTGAGCCAGGTGACTTCTTTATTTACCCTCAGCTAGGGACTCAACTGTCGATGCTATACGGAATGCCTCAAAACCCTCAAACCGGTGACTTCGGCAAAAGATTAATTCGTGCAGCCCTAGAAAGAGAAGGGGTTTTTAAAAATAGACAAATTACTATTGAAGCAGTACCGGTTTCCGCAGACTCCATTAGATTTGATGTTTATTTAATGGGTGATTTAAATGAACCTACGATATTGTCAATAACACAAGACTTAGGAGCCTAGAGTGGTATCAGTTAACATAAAGAGTAAAGAGCAAATGCTCGTAGCTACTCTCAACGCCCTGCAAAAAAACGCAGGAATTAGCGCTATTTCTCCTGGATCAATAGCCAGAGCTTTTGCGGAAGCAATTCATTCTGAAATTAGCGATCTTTACAACTCCTTAAAGGTGAGCATAGAGCAGTCTAATCTCTCAACAGCTTCAGGAATCAATCTAGATATGATAGGCACCCTGTATAACGTACAGCGTAGAACTATATCATCTGAGCTGGTCCCAGAAAGAGTTACTGGAAATATAGAATTTTATTTAAATACAACTCATAGTTCGACAGTAACCATTCCAAAAGGAACGCTTGTATACAACGATGCCACAGCGTTTTCTTCAACTCAGTATCAATATGAACTAAATTCAGATATCGTTATAGCAACCGGTAACACAAGGGCCTATGGATCAGTTAAAGCAAAATTTGCAGATAATAATGTGACCGCAGCTAGAAACACCTTGGTGAGACATAATTTCATATCACCTCCGGGTATCGTAGTGTACTGTAATAATCCAAAGGAAGTTTACAGTAGCCTTAACTCAGAATCTGATGATAACTATAGAAGAAGAATAGTTTCAGCAATTAGAGGCTCTGCATCAGGTACCGCAGAATCTGTTAGGTTTGCAGCCTTATCAGTTAAGGGTGTCAGGGATGTAAAAATAAGAGAAGCTTCTCTTGGTGTTGGCACATGCGATATAGTGGTTATACCAGAAACACAAGCTGGGATAAGTATAATGAGCCAGTTGGTTTACGAGAAGATTAAAGCCGTTAAACCGGTTGGTATCAATATGAACCTGAGAGTGGCTACTAAAAAATTAGTAGATGTTTCAGCCACCTTAACATTAAGAGAAGGAACAACAGGAGCAATTGCTAGGAGTGTGGAAAATCAGTCAAAGATTTTCTTAAATAGATATTTAAACAGTCTTACAATTGGTGACTCAGTTTCAATATCGGAAATAGAAAGACAGATGAAGCTTTCTTCAGAGCTAATTATGTCTGTCACTGTTGGTAATATTAAAGTAGACAATAGAAATATACCTAATAAAGATTATAGACTATCTGATGATAAAAGTTACATGGCTGCTGGTACGCTTAGCCTATTCTCTGTTATAATGGGAGCGTAAACTAGTAGAAAAGGTGTAAATTAATGTCTGAACAAACTTACTCTGTTATAAGAAAACAGATAGTAAAAGCAAAAAACATGACCCATGCAAGAATGGTATCAGAAGGGTATGACAACTTTCCTGGCGAAGTACTACATGATGATTGTGAAATTATTGAAACTGGAATAACAGAAGTGTGGAATGAAGAAGAGCAGGACGCTCAAATCTTCTTAGATAGTCATGAAGCTACGGCAGCTGATCAATCTATCTTTTTAAGATCTGAAAATAGACGTTTGGCTAAAATAGCTGAAAAAAATAAGAACGTAAAAGATGAAACAGTTTATGCAGTCTATCAAGCTGCATTCGATGCTTTTTCATCTATAGAAACTGCTCCCATTAAGGGCCCAACACTTAAGGTGTTACCAGGTGTTCCTGAAACAGCAGTAGCAGTATTTGCGGATTGGCAGTTAGGTAAGATAACTCCCGATTATAACTCTGAAGTTTTAGCAGAAAGAATAGAAGTTTATACTCAGAAACTGCTAGAAATAACAGAAATACAAAGGAAGCATCACCCTGTTAAGAATCTTCACGTATGGCTATTAGGCGATATCGTAGAGGGTGAAGAGATATTTCCAGGACAAGCTCACCTAATAGATTCTGGACTCTATAGGCAAGTAGGCGTTAACGGTCCAGCAATTCTAAGTAAGTTCTTTGACACCGTACTGCAGCACTTTGAGCACGTGCATGTTACTGGTGTGATAGGAAATCACGGTGCAGTAGGCGGACGCGGCAGGAAGATGCATGACCCAGAAACAAACATGGATAGACTCCTTTACAAGTCAATGGAATTCTTTTACAAAGAAGGAAGACAGGAGCCAAGAATAACCTTTAATATTCCAGATGGAAAAGGCGAAAGACATTGGTACGCTGTAGACACCATAGGTAACTATAGTTCCTTGCTAATTCATGGTGACCAAATGCCTGCACCAGGACAATATCATGGCTACTATAAGAGAGCAATGGGGTGGAAAGATGGCGCAATCCCAGAGCACTTCGAAGATATATTTATGGGCCACTATCATCAGCAATTTAAAATGACCATAGGTAGCTCAATGCTCAGGGTCTCAGGTTCACCAG